ATGAAAAAGATAGCTGCTATATCATTAATTAGTATTTTTATTATGTCTGGTTGTGCTGTGCATAATGATGAGACAAGTATCGGTAAATTTGGTCTTGCATATAAAAGTAATATTCAGCGTAAACTCGATAACCAATACTACACCGAAGCCGAAGCTTCTTTAGCCAGGGGCAGAATATCTGGTGCAGAAAATATAGTAAAAAATGATGCAGCCCATTTCTGTGTTACTCAGGGCAAAAAAATGCAGATAGTTGACCTGAAGACAGAAGGTGCAGGATTACATGGCGTCGCTCGTCTGACATTCAAATGTGGAGAGTGAGAATATTTTTTGGTAAGCGTCAAACATGCGCGTTCTGGTTGTGCTTAGCCGGAACCTGTGCGAGCACGATGCCGTTACGTGAAAGGCATCGTGCTATGAAGGGAGATTCTATCGATGTGGTCAATGGAAGACGGTGACCAGGGATAGGGCTTATGCATAAAAAATAAGCCCGTGTAAGGGAGATTTAGGGTGTCATCAGTAGGGGCTTTCAACGGTACAATGCGGGTTTGAGCGGCATAAATGACCACTGAAAGCCCTTAAACGTTACTCTACTGTGGACACTGTGTGGACACTCTCGGCCTCAGTACCACCTCTCAGCGGATTAAGAGAAATGGCGTCCTGAAGGTACTCTGGCGCAAAATGAGCGTAAACCATAGTTTGCTCAATCCGCGTGTGACCTAGTATCCGTTGTAGCGTGATAATACTTCCTCCATTAATCATGAAATGAGTGGCAAAGCTGTGCCTTAGTGCATGTGTGGCTTGCCCCATTGGCAAATCCGGTTTTATTGCTTTCATTGTTCGTCTGAAGCGAGGGTAATCAGCATCAGGGAATAAAAAACCTCGTTTGTTATCCGCGATCATTTTGGCAACAGCCTCTGAGATCGGGACGGTGCGTGGTTTGTTTGTTTTCGTTTTAACAAACGTGACGCGGTTATGGATGATATTTTCTGCTTTCAAACGAGCTGCTTCTCCCCAACGTGCTCCAGTACTCAGGCAAAGAATCGCAATCTTTTTGTTGTCGCCGTCAAGAGCTGCAAGTAGTAAGGCAATTTCTTCCTGCGTGAGATAGCCTGTGTCTGGTTTTTCCTCCTTAAGCCTTTTTGCCCCTCTGATAGGGTGCTCACCAAAGTATAACTCCGCTTCAATCAGGGCTGTAAACATGCCGCTAATACATGTTAAATCACGATTGATACTCGAAGGTTTAATACCCTGACTTCTTCGGGTGGCGCAGTATTGGCTGATAAGCGATTTCGTAATTTGAAATGCGCATGGATCATTCGTTATTTTTGTGAAGATTTCAATTTTTCCAAGATTAGATTTCCCATGCTCTTCGTGTTTACCCTTTAAATCCCACCAGATCTGTGTCAGCTCCGACAGACGTCGCTTGTCTGTTGGTTTTGATAGCCATTCTTTATTGTGGTGGTTGTACAACGTGTATTTCTCGAAAGCGACAGCTTCGCTTTTCTTATCAAACTTCCTACGGATGCGTTTTCCATTACGTCCAGTAGGGCGGATGTCCACTTCATATCGACCATCATCGAGTTTTTTGATTGCCATCAGAAAACCCTCCGAGTGGTGTGTTTTTTTGCGACTACTAATCGTTTTTTTCGTGGTGGCTGAAATTTAGCCACCAATAGTAGGCACTTGTGATGAATATATTCACGATGAATTGTTAACCAGTCTTTTGACCGGAGTGGGGCGACGTTGTTTCGTTTTGCCCAAAGTGTGCGAGAGCGGGCGCAATTTGCCCGGACTCAGGAGCGATCTGATTTGTCATGAACCATAAAGTGTATTTGGTGAATTGTGGGGTCTGCAGGATGTTCATCATGACATCTGTTGGAGGTGTTGAACGACCACTTTCATAGTAACTCAGCGTGCCATACGGAACCCCTGTTAAATCAGCAAGTTGTTGTCTGCTCAAATACTCTGATTTTCGCATTAAGACTATCTTCTCGCTTATCGTGTTTGACATGGTGTTTAGATCTCAATAGTATTTGGTTTAGATGTAGATTGTTTAGTGCTTGGATGTGGGCACTAAAAGGCATTATAAGGCATTAAACGCAATTCATGAGGGCTGGAGGACGACATGAGCAAGCAAGTAACACTCATGACTGATGCGATTCCTTATCAGGAGTTCGCAAAACTAATAGGAAAATCGACAGGAGCGGTTCGTCGGATGATCGATAAAGGAAAGCTGCCTGTAATTGATATGACCGATCCACAATCAGCTTCAGGTCGTGCAGGTGAATATTGGGTATATCTTCCGGCATGGAATAACGGACTAAAACTGGCTTATGAAAGCCGCCCTAAAGAGATTCGTGACGGCTGGTTGATGTGGTTAGGTCTCGGTGAACCACGTTAAGGAGAACCGTATGAATGAGCCTCGTTGTATTGCTCAGTTATTGCGTAACGAAAGCCCCAGGGCGATTGACTTCACCATCACCCACGGTAAGGGGCGTAAGGGAATCATTATCCGCACCAAAAAACAGAGTCCGTTAAAAAAGGTTCTGACCTTTCTGAAAAGCCGGAGGGTATGGAAATGACAGTGATGACGCTCAATCTCGTTGAAAAACAGCCAGCAGCTATGCGCCGGATAATTGGCAAGCATCTTGCCGTCCCTCGCTGGCAGGATACATGTGATTATTATAATCAGATGATGGAGCGCGAACGGCTAACGGTTTGCTTTCATGCGCAGTTAAAACAACGTCACGCAACGATGCGTTTTGAAGAAATGAACGACGTCGAACGTGAACGGCTGGTTTGTGCAATTGATGAATTGCGCGGGGCATTCTCAAAACGCCGTCAGGTTGGCGCAAGTGAGTATGCATATATTAGCTTTTTAACTGTCAGTCAGCGCCGTACTTTATTTATGCATGCCGGATTGACTGAAAAAGAATTCAACCAGCCATACTGGCGAATTAATGAAGAGTCATGTTACTGGCGTGATGCTTTATTCCGTGCATTACGTGAATTATTCAGCCTGTTTGAGTATGCGCCGACAATTCTGACGTCGGTAAAACCAGAGCAATATCTGCATTAAGTAATTAACCAGAGTTTTTAACGCACTTAATTGTGCGGGGCTTCTTTTTGCCTGGAGAAAGTCATGCATACAGTTTCTGAAAATCAGTGCGGTATATACGCATTACTGCTGCAACAGGCCAGAACCGAAGCACAGGCCGACGCTGCGACGCGCTTTTCTTCTCATCTTGACGCCATGATTCGCCACATCACAAAGGCGGAGTTATCCCGCGTGGAGATAGTCGAGCTGCTCAGTCAGGAGTCGGAAAAATTTCACAATATCGGATTGTCTCGCGGGGAGGTGCTTTGATGTCCTGTTCTCGTTCGGTTGTATTACTGAATAACGCCTTAAAAATCGCCGTTATGAAAAATGGTGATTTGTCTCTTATTCAACTTGGTATTGATAAAGAAAAACGCGAAATAACTGAGTCTGTTATCGCGATTTATCAGAATGAATTAAACCTCCTGTCTGATGTGGTCAATTTACTTGTTAAACGCGCTGTATTTCACAAGCAAATCTCCTCCGTGGATGAACTGACGAAATTAACGACAGAAATTGCCAGCTATTGCGCTGATGAATTTAAAAACTTAACGACAAAAGGAGCTGGTAATGCCGGACAACGTAGATTTTATTCAGGAACAACAGGCTGAATTACTGGAGCGTCAGATTAACGCGGCAAGGGTAAAACATTGCGGTGCTTCTGCACTGGTTTGCGAAGAGTGTGACGCGCCAATACCTGCTGCCCGTCGTGCGGCTTATCCGTCAGCCACGCGTTGTGTTTCCTGTCAGTCAGTCTTTGAAGCAAAAAACAAACATTACCGGAGAACGGCATGAGTATTCGTATTGAAATTGGCGAACGTTATGTCGTTACCAGTGACAGCTTTCAGTTTATTCTCCACGAGAAAAAGAGAGCGGAAAGCGGTAAAAACGCCGGTCAGGAATGGCTGGCGGTGGTTGGTTATTATCCGAAATTAAGCCAGCTCGTTTCCGGCCTGATGCATCACGATATTCTGACCGGAAGCGCAAAGTCTTTTGCTGATTTAAACGCGCAGGTTGAGCAACTCAGCAGGCGTTGTTCAGAGGCTTTTGGCTCATATGGCCGTTAAAGCCTCCGGGCGTTTTGTCCCTCCGTCAGCATTTGCCGCAGGCACCGGTAAGGCGTTTACCGGTGCTTATGCATGGAACGCGCCACGCGAGGCTGTCGGGCGCGAAAGACCCCTTACACGTGACGAGATGCGTCAGGTGCAAGGTGTTTTATCCACGATTAACCGCCTGCCTTACTTTTTGCGCTCGCTGTTTACTTCACGCTATGACTACATCCGGCGCAATAAAAGCCCGGTGCACGGGTTTTATTTCCTCACATCCACTTTTCAGCGTCGTTTATGGCCGCGCATTGAGCGTGTGAATCAGCGCCATGAAATGAACACCGACGCGTCGTTGCTGTTTCTGGCAGAGCGTGACCATTATGCGCGCCTGCCGGGAATGAATGACAAGGAGCTGAAAAAGTTTGCCGCCCGTATCTCATCGCAGCTTTTCATGATGTATGAGGAACTCTGCGATGCCTGGGTGGATGCGCATGGCGAAAAAGAATCGCTGTTTACGGATGAGGCGCAGGCGCATCTGTATGGTCATGTTGCTGGCGCTGCACGTGCTTTCAATATTTCCCCGCTTTACTGGAAAAAAATACCGTAAAGGACAGATGACCACGAGGCAGGCATATTCTGCCATTGCTCGTCTGTTTAACGATGAGTGGTGGACTCATCAGCTTAAAGGCCAGCGTATGCGCTGGCATGAGGCGTTACTGATTGCTGTCGGGGAGGTCAATAAAGACCGTTCTCCTTATGCCAGTAAACATGCCATTCGTGATGTGCGTGCACGCCGCCAGGCAAATCTGGAATTTCTTAAATCGTGTGACCTCGAAAACAGGGAAACCGGCGAGCGCATCGACCTTATCAGTAAGGTGATGGGCAGTATTTCTAATCCTGAAATTCGCCGGATGGAGCTGATGAACACCATCGCCGGTATTGAGCGTTACGCCGCCGCAGAGGGTGATGTGGGGATGTTTATCACGCTGACCACGCCGTCAAAGTATCACCCGACACGTCAGGTCGGAAAAGGCGAAAGTAAAACCGTCCAGCTTAATCACGGCTGGAATGATGAGGCATTTAATCCAAAGGATGCGCAGCGTTATCTCTGCCGTATCTGGAGCCTGATGCGCACGGCATTCAAGGATAATGATTTACAGGTCTACGGTTTGCGAGTCGTCGAGCCACACCACGACGGAACGCCGCACTGGCATATGATGCTTTTTTGTAATCCACGCCAGCGTAACCAGATTATCGAAATCATGCGTCGCTATGCGCTCAAAGAAGATGGCGACGAAAGAGGAGCCGCGCGAAACCGTTTTCAGGCAAAACACCTTAACCGGGGCGGTGCTGCGGGATATATCGCGAAATACATCTCAAAAAACATCGATGGCTATGCACTGGATGGTCAGCTCGATAACGATACCGGCAGGCCGCTGAAAGATACTGCTGCGGCTGTTACCGCATGGGCGTCAACGTGGCGCATTCCGCAATTTAAAACGGTTGGTCTGCCGACAATGGGGGCTTACCGTGAACTACGCAAATTGCCTCGCGGCGTCAGCATTGCTGATGAGTTTGATGAGCGCGTCGAGGCCGCACGCGCCGCTGCAGACAGTGGTGATTTTGCGTTGTATATCAGCGCGCAGGGCGGGGCAAATGTCCCGCGCGATTGTCAGACTGTCAGGGTCGCCCGTAGCCCGTCGGATGACGTTAACGAGTACGAGGAAGAAGTCGAGAGAGTGGTCGGCATTTACGCGCCGCATCTCGGCGCGCGTCATATTCATATCACCAGAACGACGGACTGGCGCATTGTGCCGAAAGTTCCGGTCGTTGAGCCTTTGACTTTAAAAAGCGGCATCGCCGCGCCTCGGAGTCCTGTCAATAACTGTGGAAGGCTCGCCCGAGGTATCGTTCCAGTTATGGCCCCTACGCCATCTGAGGATGCCTCAGCGGTGTTAAATCTTGTTGATGATGGGGTTGTCGTATGGGGTGATCCTGAAGCCATGAGGGTGCTCAGGGATGTGCTAAAACATGACGTGCCGCAACCAAATCGACACCAGCGGAGCAGGGAACCACTAAAACAGCAGGAAATCGCGCTATCAGCCAGACTGACCAAAGCAGAGCGGGAGCAGATACCGCACATCCGTTATGACTTAGCACAGCATAATATCACACCGAAACGTTGGGAACTTGAGGCGCTGGCGCGAGGGGCGACTGTCATTTATGATGGAAAAACATTTACATATCAGGTTGTAAATGAATGGGAAAATGAATTTTAATGATATTAAGATACTAGGACCTAAAGAGGTATATACCCGCGATAATTGAAGGTGCTTGATTTCGAAGATAATCAGGTTCATGTTAACAGCTATGAATATTGAGTTGACCGTAGAACAAAAAATCGCCATCGAAGCATTGCAACGAAAAAGTCGTGATCTCCATATCCGCGATCGGGTCTGCTGCGTATTGCTTTCTTCTGAAAGCTGGTCAATCACAATGATTGCACCATCCTAATATATCCATAAAACAACCGCTTTGTGACACCTGAATGACTGGACTGGTAGTAAAAAAGTAAACTTGAAACTGGTATTGAGTTTTAAGTGCGCGGGTTTTCGGTAGGGAGGTGACACTCATTAAATTAAAAGTTTCTGGTAAGGGGGCGGGGCCCCCTTTATAGGTTTTTTCAGGAATGAATAACCTTTCTAACCTGGAAGCTATCATTATGAGATGGGATTATTTCTCCTTTGAAAATAAGCCCTTCTCTCAAATACTGCCTGCTTTCAGAGGAAAATATTGTTACGTGGAAAAATATATCTACAGGGAGTTTGTCACAACTACAGAATCCATATCCTCGTTGTGGAAAGTATCTTTTAATGATGCACTCCCCACTGATTGCTTCAACGTTTGGTGATTCTTTGCTATAAATATGACTAATCACCATGCCTATCTCTGTTCTGGAAATGTCACACATCAAAGTGTCGCCATCAACGACGGAATCTATATTATATTGTTTTAATAAATTTTGAGAAATATCGATGGGCCCATCAATGTCATTAACAATTAGATATCCAAGGCCACGCTCAACATCATAGCTATCTACAATTGCCCTAGCATGTTTTTTTACGATGCCTAGTTTATAAATGTCGCCAAGAGTATTCTCTGGTGGTTCGCTTTCATCATATCTATTTTGTTTAAAGACTAATAGTCGATTGATTAACTCTTTTTGGCATTCATATTTTTCATGTGTTATCTCATTGCTAATATAAACAGAGTCTTCAGATATTAAATACTCTAGAAATAGATTTCTAATATTGTACATTTTAGAGATGTGATTGCCTTTGGAAGCATAAGTATCTTTTATTTTATTTGCGATAGAACTGTCGGTGATCGCTGTTGTTAATGCCATTTGATAGAAGTAAACGCTATTACGAGATGCGAGCTTTAAATGTGCTCTACCTTTATAAGAAATTGCTAATTTCTGATTTGATGAGAGTGTAGTTGATGACATATCATAGGGTTCTATTAATTTTGCCATAATTAAGCTCTCTAAAGCTTTATCGACAGCTAGTTCTGTTGCTCCTAAAGCATCGAAATAACTGCTGATAGATTGTACGCTTAAATGTTTATCCTCAATGCTTTTTCCAGGCACTTGAATGGAGTTAAGTAAAGTAAGGATTCTTAACGCTTGCAATGGTGATTGTCTTACTTGACTATCAACTTGGAATATAGGATATATTTCTGGGATGTCACCATTTTTATAAACTTCATAATCACCGCGAATTAACGCGTCCATGAAGCGAGTGAAATTTATCGAAGGAAGTTCACCACTAATATAAGATTTTATCAAGTCCTCTATTTTAATTGCAGGGGATGTGATTATTCTTTTTGATAATAATAATGTTCTGCGTATATTATAGTTGGCAAGCTCACCAAGAGTTTGTGATGTGTAATCATGATTCACAAAAATATTTTCAATCACTTTAGAAAATTTATTTATATCTTCAATGGAAATTTTAATACCTTTTGATAAAAGATAGCTTTTCTTTTGTTCATTAGTATCTTTATTGTTAAGTTTTGATGTGATGAAGTTAATTCGCTTTCTGAATACTTCCCGTGGGGACGGAGTTGGTAGAAAAAATGATTTTGATTGATAGATGCTAAATATATCTGTCTTGGAGAAAATCCAAGCTGATTTATCTGTCACGGGGAAAATAACAAGGCAGTGTTTAATGTTTTTTTTAATTGAATTGCTAAACTGGAAGACTTTTGTTTTAAAGTCAAGTGTGAATTCATCAGTGTTATCTACGACTATTATTGGAAGCATTTTTCTATTGCTTACAACATTGTGAAGGATGCGTTTTAAATATCCCTCTCGATCATTTTCAACAGCTTCATCTAAATAACGTCCAAATTTTTCCTTGAACTCATCTTTACTTCTATTGTAAAGAGCTGCGTCCGCTCCTCTTGATTTTCTTTTATATTCATTGTGATAAAGTCCAAGGAGATCATTCCATTCAGGTACGCCGTCCTTGTAAAGCTGGGTCTCAAGGGTTTTTATTATTTCTTCAGTCATCCAATCTAGAACTGTATCTTCTCGCCCTGTAGCTTCTAAGCAGTTTATTTTAATAAGTAAGCATCGTTCTCTAATCGTTTTATTAAGGGTGCGACTGAAAAAACGGTCTAAAAAAGTCGACTTCCCAGAGCCAGTTGGTCCAACTATAAAAACGGATTGTTCTGACTCTAGATTTATATCAGACTCAATATTTGACATTATTAAATCAGAAAGCTCATCTCCAACTTTATTTTTATTATAGTTTATATTTGACAAGACGCTAGTTGTTATTTTCTCAAGTGAATAGTCTGCAATTCTACTTTCATATGATTCAACAAAACATTCCATCATCATCTCGTCATCTCCCTCTAATCGAGAGAAGAAACTAGAGAATACCCTTTCTAAATCATAAGCCATATCACTTTTTCTTGTTATTTTTATATCAGATCCAATGATTGGGGCTGTTAATTCATTATTTAACAATAAACGTTTGTTGTGAATATCATCAAATATAGTGTTATACAATCTTTTGTTAAATGCTTCTTTTGATAATAATTCATAGAACACGCTAAATGATTTTTCGACTGCCTCGATACTAGGGAATACAATTGCCTCTTTACTTTTGAAGTTTTCACCAGGTATAAATGTTTTGAATATTACCCAACATAACCCATCAGTTAGAATAGAAAGAGGTATGCCATTTGGCGATGCGTAGCTAAATGCCTGGTTAATTCCTGTCTCGCATTTCTTTAAAGCAGAACCTGATATTTTTAAATGTCTTACAGTGTTTTTTTGAGCTGTTTCAACTTCTAAAATGCCGATTTTTTTGGCTTCGACAACAAAGGAGGGATGATCATCAGTGGAAAGAATGTAGTCAGAGAATCCATTGTCATGGGCAGTTTCACAAGCAATATCAGAGTGCATCCATCCAAGCGTCTCTGTTAATATGCGAGTTATGATTTGAATTTTAGCATCTTCTTCTGATTGGATTTTTGTGATGTTATGATTAACATCACTCATAATTTTTAAGAATTTTTTTTCGCTGGAATCTAAACTAGTCATTTCTTATCATCCAAAGTGATGTAAGTAAGTTACGGATAAATTCTTATGTATTGAGATTGTAAGGTAATTAGCCATGAGTTCAAGTAGTTAGTTTGCATATCCTTGCGTGAAAATGCATCTGTCGTCTGAAATTGGTTTGCTGACACAAACCCAGCCGCCGCTGGGCAGGGTTTGAAGCGCACCTGCATTAAAACCGCCCCGTGAAGCGGGCAGGCGAGGCGGGGAAAGCACTGCGCGCTGGCGGTGGTGCTGATTTTATTTTTTCAGCGTCTCAGCGCGTCGTGACGGCGCTTAGTCTGCCCGTTGGGCGTTGGTTTGCCTGCGGGCTGTTTTGTGCGGTGGTGAGTGTGTGAGGGCGTGATGACGGGGTGTAAAAAAGCCGCCCGCAGGCGGCGATGTTCAGCCGTTGTCAGTGTCCAGTGAGTAGTTTTTAAAGCGGATGACCTCCTGACCGAGCCAGCCGTTTATCTCGCGGATCCTGTCCTGTAGCGGGATAAGCTCATTGCGGACAAAGACCTTTGCCACTTTCTCAATATCTCCCAGTGACCCGACGTTCTCCGGCTTGCCGCCCATCAACTGAAAGGGGATGCGGTGCGCGTCCAGCAGGTCAGCGGCGCTGGCTTTTTTGATATTAAAAAAATCGTCCTTCGTTGCCACTTCACTGAGCGGGATAATTTTAATGCCGTCAGCTTTCCCCTGCGGGGCATAGAGAAACAGATTTTTAAAGTTGTTGCGGCCTTTCGACTTAACCATGTTTTCGCGAAGCATTTCGATATCGTTGCGGTCCTGCACGGCATCGGTGACGTACATGATATATCCGGCATGAGCGCCGTTTTCGTAATACTTGCGGCGGAACAGCGTGGCCGACTCATTCAGCCAGGCAGAGTTAAGGGCGCTCAGATATTCTGGCAGGCCGTACAGCTCCTGATTGATATCCGGCTCCAGCAGGTGAAACACGGAGCCGGGCGTGAAAGGTGTCGGCTCGTTGAAGGACGGCACCCACCAGTAAACATCCTCCTCCACGCCACGACGGGTATATTTTGCCGGTGAGGTTTCCAGTCTGATGACCTTACCAGTGGTGCTGTAACGCTTTTCCAGAAACGCATTACCGAACACCAGAAAATCCAGCACAAAGCGGCTGAAATCCTGCTGGGAAAGCCACGGATGCGGGATAAATGTTGAGGCCAGAATATTACGTTTGACGTAAATCGGTGAGCTGTGATGCACGGCAGCACGCAGGCTTTTTGCCAGACCGGTAAAGCTGACCGGTGGTTCATACCATCTGCCGTTACTGATGCACTCGACGTAATCCAGAATGTCACGGCGGTCGAGTACCGGTACCGGCTCGCCAAAGGTGAATGCTTCCATTTTCGGGGCGCTGGCGGTGATTGTTTTTGCCGCAGGTCGCGGTGTTTTCCCTTTTTTCTTGCTCATCAGTAAAACTCCAGAATGGTGGATGTCAGCGGGGTGCTGATACCGGCGGTGAGTGGCTCATTTAACAGGGCGTGCATGGTCGCCCAGGCGAGGTCGGCGTGGCTGGCTTCCTCGCTGCGGCTGGCCTCATACGTGGCGCTGCGTCCGCTGCTGGTCATGGTCTTGCGGATAGCCATAAACGAGCTGGTGATGTCGGTGGCGCTGACGTCATATTCCAGACAGCCACGGCGGATGACGTCTTTTGCCTTGAGCACCATTGCGGTTTTCATTTCCGGCGTGTAGCGGATATCGCGCGCGGCGGGATAGAACGAGCGCACGAGCTGGAACACGCCGACACCGAGGCCGGTGGCATCAATTCCGATGTATTCGACGTTGTATTTTTCGGTGAGTTTGCGGATGGATTCCGCCTGGGTGGCAAAGTCCATGCCTTTCCACTGGTGACGCTCAAGTATTCTGAATTTGCCACCGGCCACCACCGGCGGTGCCAGTACCACGCATCCGGCGCTGTCGCCACGGTGTGACGGGTCGTAACCAATCCATACCGGACGTGAGCCGAACGGATTTGCGGCAAACGGCGCATAGTCTTCCCATTCTTCCAGCGTGTCGACCATGCAGCGTTGCAGCTCCTCGAACGGGAACACCGACGCCTTGTCGTCAACAAATTCACACATGAACAGGTTTTTAAAATCGTCGGCGCTGTTTTCACGTTTGAGCTGCTCAATGTCGAACTGTGTGCAGCCGCCTTTCAGGGCGTCCTCAATGGTGACAATCTGCCGCCACTGGCCGTCCGCACAGAGAAGACCACCGGCAAGGGCGTTATGACTGACGTCGATTTCCACGCGTTCGGCGGCGCTGGCGCGTCCCCGGTTGAACAGTTCACCTGACCAGAACGGATAGGCGTCGTGCGCCAGCGTGGACGGGGTGGAGAAATAGGTCGAGCGCAGGTGACTCTGTGAGGCCATACCTGATGCCACCTTACGCAGTACCTGAAAATTCGGGATCCAGAAAATCTCGTCGACGTACAGGTCGCCGTTATGGCTCTGTGCGGTGTTGGAGTTGGTGCCGAGAAAAATCAGTTTTGCGCCGTTATTGCCCAGGACAATCGGGTCACCGGTCAGGTCAACGTCAACCAGCCGGGCAAAGGCGATGATGTATTCGCGGAACACATACGCCTGCGTTTTACTGGCTGACAGAAAAATCTGGTTATGACCGGTTTTCAGGGCGCGCAGCAGCGCCTCGCGGGAAAAATAAAACGTTGCGCCAATCTGGCGGGATTTCAGGATATCGCGGATGCGGTGCTCAAGCCCGGCGCGATACCAGTGCAACTGATAGTCGAAAGACTGCTCAAAGAAAATCTGCTCCAGCTTTTCGATGGCCTCGTCACTGAAAAAATTCTTTTTGGGTTTGCGGCGCCCGCCTTTGTTGCGGTTAGCGACGTTCGGATTAAGGTCTGCCTCGTTGCCGGTCTGACTGTAGCGGTTTACCCGTGCCAGTCGTTCAATCTGGCGTCCCAGCAGGTCAATTTCCTTGAAGTCACCGCCAGTTTTCTGCGGTTTGATGATGAGCTGGGTCAGCCGCGCTTCCAGACTCATTTCGACACGGCTGATGGGGGCAACGCTGTCCCAGCCGTCGCGCTGTTTCCAGCTCTGCACCGTCGGGCGTTTCATCTGCAACATGGCGGCAATCTGCGGCACGGAAAACCCCTGCCAGTACAGCAGCGCCGCCTGACGACGCGGGTCGTGTAAAAGAGTGGTGTCTGTGGTGATGGTCATGAATACCTCGCCGTGATGAATACACGGCAAGGCTACTGAGTCGCGCCCCGCGATTCGCTAAGGTGCTGTTGTGTCAGTGATAAGCCATCCGGGACTGATGGCGGAGGATGCGCATCGTCGGGAAACTGATGCCGACATGTGACTCCTCTAATCACTATTCAGGACTCCTGACAATGGCAAAAAAAGTCTCAAAATTCTTTCGTATCGGCGTTGAGGGTGACACCTGTGACGGGCGTGTCATCAGTGCGCAGGATATTCAGGAAATGGCCGAAACCTTTGACCCGCGTGTCTATGGTTGCCGCATTAACCTGGAACATCTGCGCGGCATCCTGCCTGACGGTATTTTTAAGCGTTATGGCGATGTGGCCGAACTGAAGGCCGAAAAGATTGACGATGATTCGGCGCTGAAAGGCAAATGGGCGCTGTTTGCGAAAATCACCCCGACCGATGACCTTATCGCGATGAACAAGGCCGCGCAGAAGGTCTACACCTCAATGGAAATTCAGCCGAACTTTGCCAACACCGGCAAATGTTATCTGGTGGGGCTGGCCGTCACCGATGACCCGGCAAGCCTCGGCACGGAATACCTGGAATTCTGCCGCACGGCAAAACACAACCCCCTGAACCGCTTCAAATTAAGCCCTGAAAACCTGATTTCAGTGGCAACGCCTGTTGAGCTGGAATTTGAAGACCTGCCTGAAACCGTGTTCACCGCCCTGACCGAAAGG